GTCATAGTGCACGACACCGACCCTCCTTGAGCGTATCCAGTGGCTCCAGTCGGCCAGTTTGTCAGCCTATCTATTTCTATTGTGTTTTTATTGTAGTCTACCCCTCCAGTGGTGATTGTTCCAGTTGTCGCGGTTGTAGTTTTAGGTATGCTCTTCGTGAATGAAGAAAAATCAATAGGCTTGACAGGAGACCAGTTTCCGTATTCATCGTGGTATGTTATCCCAAATCGGTAAACTTCATCCCTAAAATAACCTCGGTACTTATTGGTATTAATGGGGTCCTCGTAATCAATCATCCTCCTAATCGTCCTTGCCTCTATAATTTGAGGGTTACCGTCTGGTATTCGTCTATCAAAGTATTTTATGTTGCCAGCCAAAAGCCGATTGTCTTTCTCAACAATTGTCTTAACGGTTTCTACTGGAGCATCGGGAGCCGTAATTTCGTCAATATCTAATTCATATTCCGACTCGGTCCCCTTGTAGGTGCCAGTGACTGTTCCGGTACTACCTGTAACCGAATTGTTTATTTCGCTCACATATCCAACCAACTGCCTAATGTATGTGCCATCGTTGTTTTTGACGACAGCTATTTCTATTTTGTCGTAATTGGAAGCCGATTCTCCAACCCCTATCGGTATGGAAAAATTAATTGACCTGGGTGTCTGTTGACCAACTGCTCCGCCATAGTAATTGACGGTAGTTCCACTTGTGTAAGCAAGAGGTATGGCAGGAACCGGATTGGTAAACGTTGACCACTTCGTTGTTTCAAGCGTCGTTGTTTTCTTTAATCTGTAAGCAAATTGGTATGTTCCGGCAAGCAAGGCGCCATTGTTGCCAATAGATGTTATTGACAAACTCATAGCCGTGCTCGCCTTTGATATAAGGCTTAAAGAGGAAGCAGATGTGTATGGCCACAATGAATTGTCCATATCAATCTTTCGAATCGTATTGGCAAAATCCGTAAAGTAAACCGATTTGTTTTCCCTGTCTTCAGTAAAGAAAGAGTCAATACTACCTGTTGGAGAAAAGTTCAATCCAGAGTCCGAACATATTTCGTAAACACTTACATCAGCGTATGTTGAATCTTGAGCAAAAAAGTGAACCCAATTTCTTACGTTTGACCCTCCGCTTTCGTCAACGTACGAATAAACAACAAACCCATCTCTTGCAACTCCACCGATTTCTGCTTTAGCAACAGTATATCCTAGAATGTTAATATTATTGATTGAGAATCCTAATGCAATATCTTGAGTTCTTAAAAGCCCTGAAGACCTAATCTGGTTGATGATCATCTGCTCACCGGCACCCGTGAGCTCCATATTAAGCGCATTACGGTAAGTCCCCTCCGGCTGATAGGCCGGAGAGAAGTCTTTGTTGATCCCTTTAAAAAAGGCTTGTCCTTCCTTTTTAATCTCCATTAATTAGGCGTTTTGGGTGTACGCATCAATCTCTTTTGGTTTGGCAACATCGTGAGCCAAGTGGCAATAGCTGCTTCAATCTCGGGCTTCTGAGGCTGATTGCGTTTAGACATGGCGTCTGCCTTCAGGGTTACCCATTGTTGGTACAAAGTCTGAATCTCGCTCATTGGAATCTCGTTCCGCTTGCGGTAACGCTCCCTCTTCACGAACATGTATTCAATGTAGGCGACAATAGCCCTCAGGTAATACTCCGGAATCAACGGAACGCCGCTAGAGTCTACTGGCATGCCGTAGTACCGGATAATCACCTGGTCGTAGGAGTTGCCGCGAATCGTCGTGCTAAACACAAGGTCTGAGCCTTGCTTACTCACCACATAGTCTTTATCGTAGGTCGTTTGGTCGTCATCCGGAACCGAGGACCAATAGTTGGAGTCAAACATGGGGTAAGCCACATTCCCTGCCGTGCTGTTCTTGACGGCAATAGAGTCGATGTAAACGCAGTTCGTCGGTATAGAAAAGGTATTGCCCGTCGTGATGGTCCCGGTCGATGTGGTAAGGCTGATGGTCGTCAAACCAATATCCCGCAGACCCTGGAAGGCCCATTCGTAGAAGATGACCCTGTAGCGGTCATTCTCCATGCCCAAGGCAATCATCGCGTTGCTGATGACCTGATCGATTGTTACGGTATTAATCATTGCTCTTTGGCTTGTTCTATGTTAGTTCCATCGTAAAGTTCCTTTTCCCTTATTGATATACCGGCAAGTTGAAGAGACCGGAACAGCAGCTCGTTGTGGAACATGGCGTCAATCTCGGGATTAACAACAGGCGATATGCTTATGGCTCTTGGGAACACAACCACCTCAACCAGGTAGGAGCTACCAGTTACGGTAGGTACGGGAAAGAACTCAATTTGACCCTGGCTTGTCGTTCCGGTTGTCCCAGACGCAAAAGACGATATCGTGTAAATCGCAGACCTGCCTGTGTTGTTGGTGAAGGAATTAAACGTTCTAAGGTTTCCATAGACTCTTGACGCCGAATTGATGGTCCTAACCCTTTTGGCGCTGTTATAAGTCGTAGAACCAGTCCCGTTTTGTACGAGGAAGTCTATGACCTTGTAAACCGTTCCAGATACCAATGCCGTGTTTATCTGCGTAAAGGTGATAACTGAAGTGTTTCTAGTGGTATTGGTCGCCCCGGTAACCGTAGCGGTCCTTACCAAAGTACCGATGCCTTGTTGAAAAGCGTCTTCCCGGCTGAAGTCAAAAATGTCGACGTCCTTGCGGTCCTGCTTCTTGGTCGGGAAGATAATCTCGTCAATAATACTCAATTGAGCCGTATTGAAAAAATCGGCTTTTTCTGTCGCAGTAAAGTAGGGCGAACCCACCTTATCGCAAATCAAATCAAACCTTGAGCTTAGTTCTGCTGTCGTCATTTTATACCTCTATCTTTCATTTAACAAACAATCCAACACACGGGTTCAAAAGAAAAGGGAGCCGAAGCTCCCTTAACAAACCAACTGAAAGTCTTTTACTTGTCAGTCCATTCTAGGTCGTCGTTTTCTCCAACAGTCAGCACTTGGCCAATTGTTCCTGGGCCTAAGTTCTTCCAAGAAGACCCATCCCAGTACTTGATGTCTCCCTTGGCATCTCCATTGCTGAACCCAGGACCCGCAGGTCCTGTTGCACCTTGTTGGCCTTGTGGGCCTTCTGGACCGATTTCCCCAGTTTCTCCTTTCTCGCCTGGGAATCCCTGTATCCCTTGCGGCCCCGTCGGTCCCGTTGGTCCCGTTGGGCCTGCTGGACCCGTGCTTCCGGATGCTCCGGTTGGACCCGTAGGTCCAGCGGCGCCATTGCTGCCAACAACTCTGCCGGCATTGACCAATCGACCGCTGACAAATCGCAGAATCAAATCGTTTTGCTCAATGTAGGCTGTCTCTATTTCGTCAAGTTGTACTTGCGGAACAGCAACTTGCGGTGTTTGAGTAGCCAAAAACGTAGCCACCCTCTCGGAAGAAGATCCGATATTCGCCGCTATTTCAACAGGACTAGCATCTGGGTACCTTTCTCGGTACCTCAAGATGCGTAGTTCTGTATCTGTAAATGTTGACGCCATTGCTTGTGCTCCTTATTGGGGCTTCCTGTTTCTGGCATACTTGTTGATATCGGCCATGGTGATCTCTGGCTCTTTCTGCGCAGGCTCCGGGGCAACGCTTGGGGCAGGCTTCTCAGCCTTCGCCTCCCTGTCGGATTCCAAGAATCCAAGACGGCTCTCAATCATCTCAAGGACTTCCTTCTCGTTGACGAGCTTACCAATGGTTGAGTTTTCGTCAACACCAAGGGTGTAACTACCAAAGCGGTAAACCCCATCGCCGGTTGCGATAACGCCACGAGAGACTGCCGTACGTACCAAGTGGCGCATACGGGCTTCCTTGTTGGGGATGTTGTAAATCTTTAAGAACTGCTTAGGATCGCGGTCAGCAAAGGTCAATACGCCCTCAAAGGCTGCAATTTCGTCCTCCTCATCGTAGAACATACCGCATAGCGAAGCAACTTCCAAGAGTCTCCGTCCCTTCAGCTCTGAAGCAAGGGTAAGAGCTTTGGCGTTCAAAAGCTTGTCCTCAATGCGCTGCTGTGAATCAACCTCGGGCTGTAAGCGCTTAAACAAAGCCTTTCCGTTAAACCATGGCGATTCAGGGTTGTTGGGATGGTTCATAAAGAACTCCATGAGCTCTTCATTGCTCTTGTGAATCATATAGGGTTCGTCCGCGTTCAAGTGAAAACGCTTGTACCTTGTGCGACCATCCGGTAGAATCGTTTCGGTGAGCCGGTGGATCTTCCCGTCAAGAGTCCTGTATTCGGAAAAGTGAAAGGTTCCTCCGTTTCCGGATTGAAGCATAAAGGCTTCAAAGTCTTTAGTTGTTGCCATTTGTTGTATTTTATAGCCTAATAACAACGAACACTACAATTAGTTCCAAAACAAAAGCCCCCGCCTTGTGGGCGAGGGCTTCGTTACCTCAATTAAGAGGGGTTACGCTGCGTACAACAAACCGTGGTTGTTGGCTGCGCGCAATTCAACACCGATGGAAGAGTAGAAGTCTACTGTGAATCCATCTTTACCGTTAGCACGAGCGGCTCCGGCACCGGCTTCTGGAGAGGTGATACCTTCCTGGACGGTACGGCGGAACTCAAGGCTTTGGCCCAACAGGTCTTGCTTATAGCGCAAGTTGATGAGCGGGTTGCCACGATCGTCGGTACCCATGTTCAAGAACAACATGGCTTTGTCCCAGTTGATGCCGGAAGTGGCAGGAGCAGGGAACAGGGCCTCGTTGGCGAATGGGTAGTACAGAACGAAGTTCAAGATTTTGTCCATGAACTTGTACTTGGTGATGTTCAAGCCGGTCATAAGACCATCGCCAGAGAACACGCCGAAGCTGATGCCACCGTTCAAGGTGTAGTCGCGGAGTGCGAACTGAGCGTCAGCATAGGCAGAGCTACCGCAAAGTACGGTGAACTCGCTTCCGCTGCTGTTTAAGCACATCAAGCGAACTTGCTCGGCCAAGTCGGTCTCGGCAATAGCAGAGGAGTAAGTTCCTACAACACCGCTGGTGATCACACGCTGCAAGATACCGTTACCGCCCAAACGAGTGCTTCCGGAAAGAAGGTTGTTAGTGGTGCTGGTAGTGCTAGCCTTGGCTGCCAAGATGTACATCTCGCGGTCCATAGCCATCTCCTGCATGGTCTCCATCTCGTTGATGTAGTAGTAAGACCACTCGCTGTCAGACTTCTTCACCCACTTGAGGTTAGAGCCCTGAGTTGTGGAACAAACCACAGAACGACGCATGATACCCATGTATTCATTCACCTGGTTTTCTTGCCATACACGACCGGATGGACTGTCGGAATACTCCTGCTGCAGGTTGTACAGGTGAGCAAACTTGAGGGTTCCCGCGATTGAGGATCCGAAGTTCGCGCCTAAAGCCGCAAGCGTTAAGGTACCGGAAGCTCCATTACCACCTCCCCCACTGGGGATGGCAGTAATAGTGGCGTATACATCGTTTTCAAAACGAATAACGTCGCCGACCAAGAAGGAAGCTTGGGTGCCGGCCGCATAAGTAACCGTTCCGGTTGTGTCTCCAGAAGCACCAGTTGCAGCAGATGCAGTAACCGATTGACGGAACTTGCCCTTCTCAAACCAACTGAAGAAGTCGTTACCAACAACTGGGTTCTTACGACCGATACGGCCCAAGAGGGTTGTGATGGTGTACTGAGGGAAGCGATACGTGATGTAGTCGCTGAAGTCGGGTTTTTGAATGCCCCCGAAAACATATTGCCCGTTTACGTTACCGGTTTGGATAACGCCAGGAGCATTGTTGTTTGGATTGACTGTATTAATGTAAGCCATTTTTTTGTTTGTTTAAGTTTAGAACAAAGGTTTTTCACCCTTTCTCAACCTTTCAACTTCTGATTCAACAGTAGACAAAGCCTTTCGTGGAGTAGTCTCAGCAATGTTCGTTGCTTTCGGTCTCTCTACGTTGGACAAGTTTTGAATCACAGCGGCTTTTCCTGAATTCTTGGCGCTACGGGTAGCGTACTCAAGTACCTTGTCGAACATCTCCAATTTGTAGGCGCTTTGCACCATCTTTTGGAAATCCGGTTCTCCATTAGGCTTCAGGAAGTGCTTGATCTGGAACTCAGTCGCTTTGGCTTTATCGTTGTAGGTGGTGAGCATCTTTTGGATGCTTGCACGGTCCTGGTCTTTGACCTTAACCCTGTCCACTTTGTCAACGCCGTTGATTGCCTTGCGGAGGTTCTCATCGTAAACACGCTGATGCTCCTGCGCCTGTAAGGCAATCTGTTGCTTCTGAGTATCCTGCTGCAACTTCAAGTCCTTTCGTATCCTCTTCGCGTTAAGGCGAATTTGGGTCTCGTCAAGGGAGGCAATGTACTCATCAAGTTCCTCCTTTGTATCAAAGTCGGATTTAAGCTCATACGATAAAAGTTCCACGTCGGGGACTGAATCGTAATCAAGAGTCGACAAGCCTAAATAACTCAGCCAGTCACCTCCCTGCTTCATGATCTCATTCGCCTCTCGGATCATATCGTTGGCGAAGACGGTCTTGGTGGATTCTTTCGTTTCCTCCAGTTCCTGCTTTAGGTTCTTGAACTTTTCTACAAAATCTTGGGAGGTGTTAACTCCCTCAAGTCCAAGTTCCTCAAACTCGTTTTTGTACTTTGTTACGAAATCATCCGTAACGGGTACTTCAACGCCTTCGTCAAGGTCAATGTCGAAATTGAGGTCCGTGTTAGGGTTCTCATCTGCATTAACATTTTCTGTACCGGTTTCGTTTGCCGGTTCGTCTCCATTTGGTTCGTCCTCCAAATCAACCGGCGTTTCGCTTGGGACCTCGGGGGTCTGTTGATCAACCTGTGGCGTTGCCTCAGGTTGACCGTTGAGTGCATTCAACGCTGCTTGCTCGTTCTCGTCGCCATTAAGGGCCACGCCTGTTGGCTCGCCATTCAGCTTCTGAAGGGCTAGTTGTTCTAATTCTTCTGACATGTTTATTGGGTTTTTTGTTCTTTTAACGCTTCAACGATGAGGTTAAAGTTCTGCTCCTGTTCTTTTTTGAGCATATCAAGTTGAGTTTGCTGCTCCATTGTGCGGTTCTTTAACTCTTCTCTTAACACCTGAAGTTGACCTTTGTTCTCGGAGCGAGCTCTGTCCACTTGGATCTGCTTCTCCGTATCGCCAACCATTTGTTGTTGCATGAGCTGCTGCTGCATGGCGCCCTGCTGTTCCTGAACCTGTTGTGCCTGCGCTGCTTTGCGATCCTGCAGAGCCAAGAACTTCTTAACGGCCTCCTTCGTGTCAGGGTTGTAGAGTAGAACCATGGCCTCAGCAAGTGTAACATTGCTTGACTGTACAGCCGTGGTAACAATGCTTTCGAACCGCTGACGGTTGTTCATGATATCATCGGAGTTAACCTTGACAAAAATACCATAATCCTGAAGAGGTACATCCTCGTCAATCTCCATAATGTCAACGCCGATTTCCGATACGATGGGCTCATACTGCTCCTTTAAGAATGGGAAAATGGTCTTGATGTAGTTCGCGTACTTCTGCAACAACTCGTTCTCAAAGATTTCAAAAGCTTTGTTCAAGGGCTGTGTGATCAGACTGCTCTGCATAACGGCCATTTGGCTGACACCCACAAGAGCGTCGCCCTTCTGAAAGCCCTGGCGAGCATCGTTGATTCCGGAAATCTTGTCAATCTCCATGTCGATGTACGATGCCAGGTTCAAATACAGATTAATGGAATTCGAAATACCCGTGTCAATGCTTGGAAATGGGTTACCGTTGGGCGGTACCGCTTCCTGTCCGCTACTCGTAAACGCAATACCGGAAGTCTTCAGGTAGTACATCACGTCCTGCAACTGCAGGTTGTCCGGCTTGTAGCGAAGGTCGTAAACAAAACCCTTACGGCCTGCCGTTGACATCTCCTGCTGCACGGTGTACATGATCAGGTCCTTAAACTCCTGCAAGGCAGACATCTCCTCAACCTTGGACACGGTCCTAAAGTTGGTGTACTGAGGAGAGATGATCGTATAGCTGTACTCGGCTTTCACCGGGTTGTCAACGCTATCCCTTACGATGTTGTTCATCTCGCCCCACTCCTTCACGACGCTTGACCCAACAAGCGTTGCCTTGCGGATCGTCTCGATGTTCCTCGTCTCAATGCGTCCGCCGTGCTCCTTCTCCTTCTCCGTCAACTTGGGCTTTTCGTCTTTCCCCAGGATCTTGACGTGCTCACCGCCGTATTGGTCTACGGTTACTTTGGCGCGTACCTGGCGGATGTCTCTCCACTCCGCGTAAAACACCAAGCACATGAACTGGTTGTTCACGGTGATGTAGGGCAACAGGAAGTTCGTTCCGTTCTGCGAATAACCACCCCATAGCCAAGAACCTTGGTCGTACCTTATCGTATTCAACTCCTCAAGCGTCAAGCCATAGGTGTCGCAGACCTCCGTGACCGGAGCGTAGCGCCATTCACCAATGAATGCCGATGTGCTAAAGCTGTCGTCAAAGACGTAAGGATCCACGATGACATACCTCGGGTCTACACGACGGATGTGTGGCTTTCCGTATTTGAGTTCGTGCTTACCAATAGCCCGGCCGGTTATGAGGATGTCCCTCCAAAAGGCAAGCCTGGTCTGTACGTATTTGTCCCTCTCAATCTCATAGCGTAAGATGGAGTCCATGGTACGCTCAATGGGTTCCTTGTAAGAGGAACGCATGTAGAGGTCTAACTCCTCCTCCGAATAAGGCAGAAATTCCGGCTCCTTCATCTCAATGAGTTCCCCCGTAGGGTCAATCTTTGGCATGATGGACATCATAATCTTCTGGGCAATAATGGAAGACTTCTTCTTCATCTTGCGGGATACCGCGTCACGATTCAGCGTCTTGCACGATACGTCTAGCTTCTGAATAGCCACCTCTCCTTCCAGGAGGTTGATTTTGTTTCGAATCTTGTTGAAGTTAATCCACAGCGCCGGAAGACTCCGCCCGTTGTAATCCTTCTGCAGGAAGTCGAACTTCTTGGAAAGGTCGTAGTCTCCGTTGTAGAAGTTCATGGACCGGTCCATGGCCGTGTAAAGGTTGGGGATATAACCGTTCGCCACCGTCTGCCCAAGAATAGCCATGATGGCTTGCTTGTGATAATCCTCCCCTTTCTGCGAGTCTTGGACCCACATATTGGGGAAAGTTGTTTGTATTGCAGTAGCGCTCATTTACGTTGTAGTTTTCCCTCCTTACTAAAAACATAGTCAAAACCCTTGAACAGGTCATGGCTTGTCTCTTTTCTTAACAAACGGCTTTTGGCTACGGTTCGTAAATTAATCAAAGTAAGGCCCCAAGCATCCACACGGTCGTACTTTTTCTTCTTGTTGTCCGGGTTGTAATTTGCCAAATCTGAGAGCAAATCGGAGTAATGGTAATGTTCAATGTTGGACGTTAAGTCATCATCAATAACGCCAATCATCTGATCCTTAACCATTTCGTCCATGTAAACCCCGTATTCTATGACATTCCCCGGTCTGGCTAATTTGCCAATCTTGGGTGGTTTTTTCGCCAAAAACTTTGTCAAGTCCCGATCCTGGAAATAGGATATCATTCGGGCTCTGTTTCTTTCAATCAACACCGTGCAGGTGTTCTTCTTGCTGTAGTACTCCACCGCCAGGGCGCATTGCTCGTAAGCCTCGTTCATGTCCTTAGGCTTGGCCGTGTACTGCAACACGGCACCACCGCTGTGCGTCTCCTCTTCCCCTAGGTGCAACCCCTTCGCGATAAAGAACGACAGGTCCGATCCAATGCCCTCCTTCTTGGCGCCATCCGTCGGGTCACACCCGGCGGCATACTGAACGTCGTTAGAGGGTTCCTCCAACATGATGACGTCCCCGTCTTCCTTGGGAATGAATACCACCTTGTCGTTGGATTTACGGAACAGACCCCTCTTCATCTTGGGGGGGTGGGTGTCCAAATGCGCAATGCGGTTGTTAATTAACTCCACGTCAAAAGGCGAATCACCCACCTGGATGAACATCTCCTCAGCCTCCAAGGGGTACTGAACGATGAAGTCGTAATACCGCTTCATGGACTGCTTGCGCTTCTTTTCGCGCTCACTAAGGATGTACTTCAGCCCCTCAATGACGTTCTCATTGCCCAGCTCGTTGTCAATCATGAAGCCGCTCCACCCGGCAGCAAAGTAGCGGATAAGGCCATAGCCCTCCGCGTTGTACCAAAAGTCCTTGAAGTCATCGCCATTCTCTGCGGCATCTCCCGCCGTACCAGCGAGGATGGGAACGCCCTTCCGGGTGATACCATCATCCGCTGCCAAAGCCGGCTCCGTGTAGGACCAGTTCTGCTTGAGCTGCCCTGGGTCCCACTTACCGGGCTCCTCGTACACCACCATGCGCATACCGGATCCCTCAAACGACGTCGGCTCAGGCGAACGACCAAAGATGACCGAGTTAAGACCCACCTTCTTGATGTTGCCATCCTTGTCGCGAATCTTCTTGGCGAACTCTAGGCGTGATGCCGAGTTGCCCGCCATGGATGTGGCGCGCAGGAAAGACGGCAGGTTGTTGTAACCGGTCTTCAGTACGTCGCTCATGAACTTCTTCATGTCCTCCTCGGACTTGGATGTGAAACCAATCTCCGAATAGGGATTGTGGATCGCCGTGCAGTACATCGCGTTGGCAAGGCTGTAGGACTTGCCCCAACGTCGCCGTCCACCAAGGATGACGCCCTTGCCGGTATTGTCCGGGTAGATGCTTGACTCGCCGTACAGGCAAGACTCAATGAGGTTGAAGAACTCCGCGTTGCACCTTCGAAACTCCGGGGATATAAGACCCCCGTTCTTGGACTTCATCTTCCAGAAGTAGGTGTACATGTACATCATCCCGCAGATGCCATCATGCCCAAACCTCGTCCTGCGTATCTGCTCGTTCTCCCATTTGGACTGTTCCGTCCGGCTAGAAAACGAAGGAATAATCATCTTCTTGGGCTTGTAAGTGGACATTTGGACCTGACCAATCTTGTCCAAGTAGTACCTGACCCTCTCGTTGACGTCAAAGGCGCTGTTGAAAAGGTAATCAATCAAGCCTTGCTTCATGCGTGAAAGCTATCAATGGCGGACATCTCGTCCTCGGCAGAAGAGTCCTTCTCTATGTCCATGTTCATCTCCGTGTTGATCATGATCTCAATGGCCTTGCGTTGTTTGGTCAGGTCAATGAGCGATGCGGAAAGCTTCTTAATCCTGTCGGCATCTAAGCCTTCAGCCCCTTTAAGCCTCTTGCGTATCTCGGACAGCGCTGCCTCCAGGGCTTCCAGGGACTCTCTCTCCGAACCAATGCCCTGCATGTCGTGGTAAGCATCGATGTACTTGGCGATCTTCTCCTTTCGAATGGAAGACACGTTGAGGAGTGCCTTTTGGTAACGCTCCTCGGGGGATAGGTTTTTGTAGGGAGACTTCCAATCCGCGTACAGGGCTACGAACTTGAACTCGTCCGATGTTATACCCTTGAACTCCGTGAGGATGGACAAATGAGGATTGTCATCAAAGACATCCTCTTGACTTATTTTAAATAGCATGTATGTTTGGACTAACTAAATAGTTGCTCCAATTGGTGTCTAACCAAAGTAGATTACTCGGACCTGAGCCAAAACAGGACTTCCGGCGCTGGGGTAACCCATACTGGCATTAGCTGTTACAGCAGGGCTTATATTTGCAACTGAACCTGTCCAGAATGACATCACAATTGATCCTGTAGCCTCTGTTGTTCCATAATTTATTTTTGCAACTGATGCAACATTGTTTGCCGTAAGTGCGGGAACCCTTGCAAGGATGTCCCACGAAGTTGTTAGGTTACCCGTGGTTAAAACGCCCGGGAAGTCAATTGTGTAAAAACCTGTTGCTGCAACCCCTATTCCATTTATTGCCCCAGTTGAGAAAGTAACCGTTGGGTTTACGCCAATTGTGTTGTAGAAAGGAGTGGCCGTTACGGCACTTGATGTACCCGTTGGTATTGCAAAAATTCCAACCCACTCCTTGTAGCCTTTCTCTCCAGCAAATGAGTTAGCCACAACGCCAGTCAATGTGGCAGAGGTCGTAAAGTTTACTGGAGAACTGGCAGGCTGATTCATCTCAACTCTACGAGAAGACGTATTGTCAAAAACCTGGGTTACATAGTCTTGGTTTACTAAAACCTCGCCAAGGGATACGACCTGCCCGTTTACACTTGTTGGCGAACCAATGGATGTCAACCCAAAGGTTGACTTGACCGATGCCAACGTGTTGTTGGAAATACGTGAATCTCCGTTCGTGAATACCAACAAAGTCTTCGTGGACTGCGTGGCATACGCATAAACCACTTGGTTCCTGTTGATGGCGCCTGGAGAATCCGGCGTTCCGTTCGTGTTTTGAAACGAAAAGTTAAAAAGTTGACTCATGAGAATCCTGGAATAATGGTTGAAAGAGCCGTCGTGGTAGCCAAAACTAAACTATCTGGGGTGTCAAGATAAATCTCACTAACCACGCCTGTAACTCCTGCGTCAATAAAA